CACTGAGGATATCAATGGATGACAAACTTACCAAGGATGAGCATAAGCATGGATGACAAGAAACCTATTCAAGAAGAGGAAGTGGAATCATGGATCTCTACTCTAACGGAGGCATCATACGACAGGAAGGATAAGATTGATCCTCCTGCAAAGGAACTAATCGGCACAGATAACGAGCGTTTCTATGTGACAGCGTTAGAGATTCGACAGGGAATTAAGTTGGTGCGTCGTGCATCAGCTATTGCTAACCTACCTAGTAAGTTTACTGGTATTGCGCCAACGTTAGCACCGTGCTTTGATAAGTCAAAGACATTGTATGCTATGATGATGAGTCTTGAGTTTGCCATTAAGAGTATGGCTTACTACTCAGAGACTAAGCTAGCTAGAGAGAAGGAAAACTTTCTTGATGCTCAAGAGAAGTTTACTAAGTTAATCAGGTTCGTAAATACTTTACGTGACCAGCTTACTACCATGCGAACCAGTATGGGAGAAGCAGATATTCAAGAACAATTGGAGAGAATGAATGATCGACAGACTACAAGGCAGCATGATAGTCCTACACGGCCCGCCCAAAGTAGGAAAGACCCAACTCGCAAGTCATTTTCCCTCGCCGATACTTTGGATAGCGACTGAGTATGGGCACAAGTATATTCCTGACGATCAGAAAAAGGATCTAGTTCAGCTAGCACCTGATGATGGTTGGGATAGGTTCAAGAACTTTCTTGATAACCACGACGGGAAGAAGAAATACAAGACCGTCAATATGGATGTTGTTGTCACTGCGTATGAATTATGCATGCGCTTTGTTTGTGACAAGAACGGATGGAACCATCCTGCTGATGCTCCGCATGGCAAGGGATGGAGCGCAGTTAGGCGCGAGTTCCTACAGTGTATGCAAAAGCTTACACACATCACACAAAAGATGGGTGCTACACTAATCGCAATTGACCATAGTAAAGAGGAAACTATCGAGACTTCTACTGGTAACTTTGGGAAGGTTACTTGTGCTATGCCAGGACAGGCACGATCAGTAATCCTTCCTATTCCCGATCACATATGGTTTCTTGGTTACGCAGAGAAGGAACCAGGAGACGCACTAAAGAATACAACTAGCCATAGGGCGCTGTTTGTTAGTGGCAGCAGCACCGTTGAAGCTGGGTGTAGAGATCCAAAAGTAAGAACGAAAGTCATCATGCCACTTAGTAAGAAAGATCCATACAACCAAATTGTAAAGGAACTTTACGGAGCGAACGAATGAGTTACAATGATAGGTTGGTTAAGTTGGGCAAGGCTTGGGCAAGTGATAAGGCTGCTACTAGCAGTCCTGCTTTGCCTCCCGGTAAGTATCAGTTCCAGATTAAGCGTGCCTTTCTCGAAGAGAGTAAGGCAGGTTTCAATAAGGGACACTTGCAGTTCACTATTGAGCCGGTTGTTGTGACCGGCAATGCTAAGGGTAGGAAAGGCACGCCTATTCGTGCTGACCTTGAGGCTCCTGCTACTGATAAGTTCCCTTCTGGTATCTCTCGCCTCAAGCAGTATCTTACTGCTCTTGAAGTGGAAATGCCTAAGCAGCTTACTGATAAGGCACTCAAGCAAACGGCGGAACAGTTGGTTGGATTGGTATTCAATGGCACCTGTGTTCACAATGCCAAGGGATATCCTAATATCTATATCAATGATCTTGTGAACGCTCCTGCTGAGGCTGACGACGAAGAGGACGAAGCCGAAACGGAGGAGGAGACTACAGAGGAGGAGGCAGACGAAGCCTCTGACGACGCTGAGGACGAAGCCGAAGAGGAACCGGAAGAGAAGCCGGTTACTAAGAAGCCGGTCGGTAAGAAGCCTGCTCCTAAGAAAGAGGAAGCTGATGACGATTGGGATGCTGAGTTTGGTGGAGACAAGTAACAAAGCATAGCATCACCCGGTTATGCTTTTCCCTGTCGTGGTTGGTCCTATGGTCAGATAGGCAACCACGCAGGGTTTTAATTTGCGGGTATGGCGGAATTGGCAGACGCATCAGGCTTAAAATCTGAGGAGCAATCATTCGGGTTCGACTCCCGATACCCGCACCAATGTTCCGTTAGCTCAGAGGTAGAGCATTTGGCTGTTAACCAGATGGTCCTTGGTTCGATTCCAAGACGGAACTCACTAACCACGAGGAATGAACATGATGACCGGTAATAATGAACTGCGATTGAACCAAGCAACTATGGTTAAGGCAATCGAATACTACTTAAACGAAGTAGTATTTGCTACTGGTTCAGAGGTCGAAGTAAAAGAAGTAGTATGGGACTATACCAACAGCGTCTATACTGTTTCATTCGGTCCTAAGGTAGAGACAGATGGACATTAATGAAAAGCAAATGCAGCAGTTACGAATGGACGTTGTTGAGCGTGCCATTCGTGAGTCAGGAGATCCTGAGATTGTCAAACAATTTCTAATTGAAGCGTTTGACTTGCGCACTTGGATGGGTAGTCTGATTAATCAAATCAGATTGACAGGCAGTATTACTACAAAGAACCATGTGTTATGGTCAGAAGCATTTCAAACAGTAGTCCTAACAGAATCGTATAAGGATGAACGACCAGAACAGGGAAGGACTTAAGCAACAACTCATTCAAGCGATTGATGTTGTTGAGTTTATTCGATCTAATACTCACCCTGAATGGAGCGGGGATGAGCAACAAAAACTTACTTGTCCATTAGCGGAGACTAGACATGAAAGAGGCGACGACTCTACCGCTTCACTATCAATTAACCCGCACACAGGAGCATTTAACTGTTTCGGTTGTGGTTGGAAAGGAACGACCGTTATCGGATACGCAACCGATGTATCCTTTGCCGGAAACTTCAAACAAGCTATCGCTGTCCTTTTCAGTAAGTATATTAGAAAGACAATTAGTGCCGATGATATTGGCAGGTATCATAGATATCTTACGAGCAGACCTAGGCTTTTACATTCCATTGCAGCAACTAGAGGATGGTCAGAAGCAACCATCAGAAAGTTAAAGATTGGATGGGATTCAGATGCTAAACGAACAGTCATCCCTATCTTTAATCTCCAAGGATATTGCTTGGACGTTAGGTTTCACGATACCTTATATCGTGCGGCATTGGTTGACGGCAAACGAATCTCATGTAAGGGTAATCGAGATAGTAGGACCGGCGACTTCTTTCCTATGTCACCCGCCATCAACCCGCTTACCGCGTCGGAAATATGGTTGCTTGAGGGTGAACCTGATACGGTGTTGGCAACCCAAGACGGGCTCAACTGCATTACAATTACAGGTGGAGCCGGTGCCTGGAAATCCTTAGACCATGAAAGACTTAAGGTCTTTAATGGCAAGGATGTTATCATGTGCCTTGATAATGACAAGGCAGGTAAGGACGCAGCACAAATCTTAAGCGAACGACTAACAGCAGTTGGTGTCCATAGTCTTAAGAATGTAGTAGTGCCGCATGGTAAGGACGTAAGCGACTTCCTTCTTAAGCACGGCGGTAGTATCCAAACGCTACGTCAGTATGCAACCGGCACTGAGTATCTAATCAAGCCTACTAAGCGCAACGTTCAGACGATTCCTTTGTCTGAAACCTCAAGGGCTGAGCATGTAGGTAAGCGAGTAAGGACTAGCGTAATCATCAGCGGTAAAGCTGATGCGCCTCAGGTTATTCCTAAGGTGCTTAGTCTTAGCTGCGCTACGTCAGAGTATTGTGAGACTTGCCCTAACCGGCATACAGGATCTCACGATTACTTTGTTGCCGCTGATGAACCTGATTCACTGGAATGGTTATACTGCCGTGACCATGCCAAACAGGTAAAGGCTGAGTTACGGTTACCTTCTGCTTGCCATATGCAAGTAGACGTTAAGGAATGGCAGAACCTAGAACAGATTACTCTAATCCCTGCACTCTCTAACAGTAAGCAACAAGATGACGGTAGCTACTCGGTCCGTCGTGGTTATTTCATTGGTCATGGTATTGAAAGTAATACCAACTATGAGATTACGGCTATACCCACTGTTCATCCAAGAACGAAGGAATCTGTCTTACTTGTTGACAAAGCGGTTGGAACCTATGACTCAGTTAGTCAATTCCAGTTGTCGCCTGATGAGATTAGCCGTCTCCGATTATTGTTCATTGATGAGCCTAAGACGATAATCAAAGACATATGCAAGATGCTGGCTCACAATCATACCCATATCTATGGAAGGTGGGATGTCCATGCTGCTGTTGATCTCGTGTTCCATTCGCCAAGAGACTTCACATTCGCTGATGTCCAACTACCAAAGGGTAGCATGGAATTGCTCCTCTTCGGTGATACTCGTTGTGGAAAAGGGCAAATTGCAGAAGGGCTCACAAGGTTCTATGATCTTGGCCAAGTCATTAGCGGAGAAAATGCCTCTTTCATGGGCCTTTGTGGAGGAGCACAGAAAGCAGGAGACAATTTCCAACTTAGCTGGGGAGCTATTCCAATTAATAATGGCCGACTTGTTGTTATTGACGAGTTCAGCGGCCTTGATGCTAACGTGCTCGGAAGATTGTCTAGAGTCCGCTCGGAAGGTATCGCTGAAATCAATAAAGGCGGTATCAATACCAGGACTAGGGCAAATGCAAGATTGGTTTGGATTGCAAACCCAAATAAAGGGCGCGAAGTCAGTTCATACGCTAACGGTGTAAGCGCAATCATGGAGCTAGTCGGCACCAATGAGGACGTTGCACGCTTTGATCTTGCTGTTGTGGTTATGAAAGGCGAAGTTGATATCAATGAGATCAATACACTACATACGCAGCAGATTCAATCCAAGTATAGTCAGGAAGAACTACGCAAGGTAGTTCTATGGGCATGGAGCCGTAAGCCTGAGCATATTGTCTTTACTAGGCAAGCAACCGAATACATTCTAGACGCAGCTAACAAGCTAGCTAGTATGTATAGTGCAACCATCCCTCTAATCCAGGGAGAGAACGCACGGTTTAAGATCGCTAAGATTGCAGCAGCCATAGCAGCACGGTGCTTTGCTACTGAGGACGGCACCTACTTAAGAGTAACAGAGCAGCACGCAGAGCTAGCCGTGTCTTTAATCCAGCGGTTCTATAGCAAGCCTAGTATGGGATACCGACAGTTCTCATCTATCGAGATCGGAACTAAGACTCTCACTGATATCCACCTACTTGATGACTTCTTTAAGACATGGGATGCTGTTAAACAGAACATGCTTATTGATGGGTTACTTACTGCCGATAGGTTTGGTGTTCAAGAGATTCAAGATTGGTGCGATGTTGATAGGATGGTTGCTAAGAAGTTCTCAGGTCTATTCGTAAGGTGCCAAGCAACTAAGCAGTTGGCTCAAGGACTATACGTTAAGAAGCCTGCCTTCATTACATATCTTAAGAAGTGGAAAAAGGAATTGACTAATGGAC